ATGAAATACGAAATTTAATAATTAAATAGATAAAAATGATAACACAAGAATTAAAAGGTATCAATGTAGCTCCTAGTTCAACATCAGGACATTACATTCAAGGGGCTAAAAAAGTGGTTAATTTGGACAATGTAAAAGAAACTTTCTTAGTTGAAGGAAGAAGTAGTTTAGTCACAAAAAACCATACTACATTAGAACAGGAAACAAGTTGTTTGATAACTACTCAAGTAGTTTACAACCCATTTGCTAAAATGTTTGAAAAAAGTAAGGACTAAAACTAGTAATTCCTAAGCAAGAGTTTAAACTGCTTTTTTAATAACTTAAAAAAAACAAAATGAGAAATAAATTAATATTATTTATAGTAATTATAATATGTTTTAGTTGTAAAACACATTACTTTACAAATTATAAAATTACAACTCCTAAAGGTAATTTTTATACAAATGACTTTGTTATTAAAAATGATTCTATTTTTATAGTTGAGTTTGCAGGAAATGAAGTAAGAAGAACTGGTATTTTTAAAATAAGCGAAATAATAATTTCAGAATAATAAACCATTATGAAAATCAATAAATATTTACCAAAAATATATTTTATAGAACCTAAAACAAAAGAGGACTTTTTAGTTCTTAGAGTGATTTGGTTCTTTCTTGGTTTCGTTACTGCTTTGGTAGTAATACTCTTTTCTGAATTTTAAAATATAATTTATATGAAAACAATAGCAGTAGTAACACCCAATTCACGTGATTTCAATATTCACGTACTTTCAGCAAAAGCAACGCAAAACGATGCTAATTTTATTCAAGTAACTAATCTTAATTCTGTTTATGGATTAAAAATAGATGAATTTGTATCTTTAACGAATAGCGTAAAAATGCCAAACCTTAAAGTTATTTTAGAAGAACTTAAAAACCGTTTGATATAATGGAATTTGAAAAAGAAATAAAACCAAAAGAACTTTCAATTCAACAAATTGTAAATCATATTGGTCAACACATTGAAAAACATAAAACAATTGATGTTGTTCCCGCAATAAAGCCAATTGGTGAAGTTGAAATTGATAATATTATGTATCAAATACAAGTTGTATTAGAACCAAATAAAGATAAATGGATTAAAGAAAACGGAGTTATCAGAAACTTTAAAAAACCAAAGCCATGGATAAAACAAAAAATTACAAGTCTGTTATCATTCATAACGGATGCAGGAATCCAAAAATGAAAGGGATACGTAACATTCCAAAAAGAAGATGGTCTGATTCAATTATAATTGGTGTAAGTGATTATATTAGATTTTTAATAGATAAAAATTTGTCTTTAATGAATAATGAATCTAAAAAAGCATCTTTATACGGAAAAATATATTTTGATTCATTTGAATATGCATCATTTAAACTAACAATCGCTTTAAATGATGTTAGAATATCCGTTAATAAATCATTACTTGGATTGTTTATTAATTTATCTAAAAAATTTAGAGTTTATGAGTAAAGTAAATTATGTTAAGAGTTGCGCCAAATTAGCAAAGTCTATTAAAAATTCAAGCGCAAAAAATAAAGAGTTTAAAACTAAAGTAGAACCTAAAAAATAAAGTGATGATTAGTAAATTTAAATTGCAAATATTACATGGAAATGTAAATATTATAGTTAAAAAAAACTTCAAATCATTCGCTAAAAAACATAAATTAGAATTCAGAAGTGAAATAGAAAATTTTGATGCATTTGTTTTTCAAGATGACAAGAATCGTTTAAATTATTTCATTTGTTTTGAAAAGAAATATATTTCATTATCTAATGTTTCGCATGAAATTGTACACCTAATAAATAAAATATATATTGATCACGGTATTTTTCACGATTCAAATAACGATGAATGGACAGCTTATTTTTCAGGATGGTTAACAAAAAAGATTACCATAAGTTTAAAACGTTATTTGTAAGAATAAGATAATTTTATATATTTGCATACCCTCATAAGTAGCTCAGACGGTAGAGCAGCGCGGGAGACGCGTGTTGTCACAGGTTCGATTCCTGTCTTTTGAGCAAATATAAGGCTAAATGCCACAGGATTGAGCATTGCTCATTGTAAAACCACTCAATACGAGTGGTTTTTTTTGTTTAAATAAATAATTTAGAACGATTCTTAATAGTGTTACAAAAAAATTATACATTTGTAATTGTAAAAACAAACAATTTAAACTAAAATTTTATGGCAGTACCAAAAGAAAGGGTTGTAGCTAGGCTAAAGGCGTTTGCCGGTAGAGCTAACTTATCGAATACAAGGATTGACGAATTATCGGCTAGACTTTGTTCGCTTCCCGCAGATGACGCAGATGATGCGGCAATTGATGCAGTTATTACAAATGCAGATGCTATGTTTCCTTTTAAGGATATTGCATCACAAGACGACAAAATTATTGGATTGGAAAACAAATTGAAAGTTCCAAATCCAAATAACCCTGAATCACCAACACCGCCATCGCCTACAACACCGCCTGCACCTGCAAATGATGCTCCGGAATGGGCAAAGGCTTTGATTAAGCAAAACGAAACTTTAGCGGCTGACATTACAGCACTAAAAACAGGTAAGGTTATAGAAACTAAAAAATCGGCTGCAACACAAGCATTTGAAAAATCTGAGGTATTAAAAGCCTTAAATACACCTGAATTAAAACAAGCATGGTTAAACCGAGTTAATGTAGAATCTGAAACTTCTATCGAAGATCAGATTTTAGGATTGGAAACAGAATACACAAGTATGCAGCAAACATTTGCTAATTCTATTGGATATTCTGGAACACCTCCAATTAATGGCAGAAACGAAGTTAAACCAGATGAATCACTTATTCAGAGTGTTGTAGATTCATTGTAATATTAATTTTAAAAAAAGAAAAGATGCCAACAGCAAATTTAAACAACGCACCTGTTCAAGTTGACACTACTTTTGATTCTATCATCATTAAGAAATTATTGATTGATATTCCAGGAGGAAAGACTTTGGATGTAACAGGAGTTACCGAAGAGGTATTAAAAGCGGGCCGAGTTATTATCGAAGAAACCGCAACAGGAATTTTAAAACCGTTAAAAATTACATCACCAACTGCTTATGAGGTGTTGCCTGCATCACATACCTACAAAGGTATTTTGATTGCAACCATCTTATTAAAAAGACCTTTTGCGTCAGTTTTATTAGCTGGAGATGTAAACAAACAAGCAATTGTTGAATATGGTTTGCCAGCTGTACCTTCTGCAGCTATATCATTCCTTAGCCACATTTTATTCACTAAAGACTAATAATAAGTCTTAAAAAACACTAAAAAGAAATGGAAAAATCATTATTTCCTCAATGGGTTGACAAGTACTTTAAGTCCTTTGCCCTTAAAATTGTAGAAAAGGTTAACGGAACTAAAAACCCATTAACGTATTTACATAAAACGATGCTTAGAAAAAACTTCTCAACTACGTTGAAATGGGGTTCTCTTTCTAGTGCAGGTGCAGTTGTTAGAGCTGATGTTGTTGCTTTAGATTCTAGCCTTCCTTTAAAAAGAAGAGATTCTATCAGTAGAGCTGATGGTGATATTCCAAAATTGGGAATGAAAATGTATTTGAACGAAACAACAATGAATGATCTTAAAATCTTAGCTGCTACAGGTGGTCAAGAAGCGGACATTCTAAGAAAGTTGTTTAATGATATGAATAAATGCGTTTCAGGGGTTTATGAAACCGTTGAATTTATGTTCTTGCAAGCATTATCTACAGGTATCACATTGATTACAGGTGATGATTCAACAGGAGTAGGTATTAGAATTGATTTCGGTCATCCTGATGCAAATAAATACGGAGTTTCTTTACCTTGGACTAATACAAGTGCTACACCTATCGATGATATCAACTTGGTTATTTCACAAGCTAGATTAAACGGTGATGCGATTCGTTATATCCTTATGGATTTAAACACTTGGAATTTGTTTAAAGCAAATACTCAGGTTAAAAATGAATTTGCGTTTTCATTAGGTTTTGTTGGTAGTAATATTCCAAACGTTCCTACAGTAGCAAAAGCAAACGAGTTTTTAAGTGCTTCTTACGGTTATACTATTCAAATTATTGACAGACAAATGTTAGTTGAGCAAAACGGTAAACGTACTGCTACAACTCCATGGGCTGCTAATATTGTTTGTTTCTTGACTGATTTGAATGTAGGTACTTTAACTTATGGTTCATTGGCGGAAGAAACATTCCCTGTTAAACAAGTTGATTACCAAAAAGTTGATGATTTCATTTTGATTTCTAAATATGGTACAAACGATCCTGTTAGAGAATTTACTTCTTCACAAGCTTTAGTATTGCCAGTTATTGATAATGTTGATTCAATTTATTTGATGGATATTGCTGATGCTGATACTAGTACTCAAGTTGAAGGTGATGCAAACTGGACCTATAAAGCCACTAATTACACTAAAGTAAGTGCAATTGCAGGATTGAATGCAGCTACACCAGGTCAAACATTGACTACTTCATCTACTGATGCATCTATCACAAAAGCAGTTAACAAGCTTAATGATGAGCAAATTTTGATATTTGAAGCTCAATTAGTAGCAGGAGTATAATATGTATAGTCCTGAAAGCATACAGTCGTTAGTTGATAGAATTGGATTTGCAGAACCAATTAATTCTGATTTTGCAATAACGATATCTGGGGAGGTGATATTATCAAACTCAGGCCGGTACGTAAATTCATTCCATCAACTAGCGACAGTTGAAAATCTTTATTCGGCCGTTAGTCAAATTAACATGGCCGAATTAGATTTCAATAAATATTTGCAAGGGATAAAAACACAAGCAGTTCAAGAAGCATTAACTGAGATAATCGCCAAAGATTCAAGATCTGATGTTGCAACTGATTATTCAAACATTATAATAGCTAATCCTTATATTTTTGATGATGTAATTGGATATACAATAGCAATAAAATGTTTGGAATTATTTATTTCTTCATCAAGAAAAAATTTAATTGAAAGGAATGCAAAATTAGCAATTAGCAGTCTTAAAGTTGAATTAGAAGGAATGAAAACTGAATCAGGAGTTACAGTAGCTCAAGGAATAAAAAGAGAACGTTATTATGCTATTAAAAAAGCAAAAGAAGTTCTTTTTCCTTTTCTAATTCCAATTAATGGAACTAAAGCATGGTAATATGAATTATACGATTGATAAGCCAGTTGGAATTGATACAGAGGTTCAATACTCACAAGGAGTTTTATTTGATAATTTAAAAACCAAATGGAAAACCGAAGGAGTTAATCCAGATTTAACATTAGATGTTTTTGGAAGAATCAGAAAGAATCCAATTGTTAAAGGTTTTTATCCAGAAGCTTATATTGGCAATGGAGAATACAGGGACCTATATTTGAATGATGAAGTGAATGCAACAATTTGTTTTATTGAAGATGATAAAGATCATACTATTGATGATTTAGGACAATTTTATTTTGCAGAATGTAAATTTGTATTTATGGTAAACTTGAA